CTCACAGACGTTGTGTGGTATTGCATACATGCGACTGACTGCACTGACACAGATGAGATTGACGAAGTTTTAGTTGTGCCAGGCGACGTTGCGCAGGCTCAAAAACTGGCCCAGTGCCTACAGGAGAACTAATATGCCATGGATGATAGCAGCCGCAATTGGTGGTAGCGCCTTACTTGGTTCAAAAGCAGCTAAGAGCGCCGCGACTACGCAAGCCGCCGCAACAGACCGCGCAGGTGAAATTCAAAAGCAAATGTTTGACGAACAAAACAGGCTTCAAGAGCCGTTTCGTCAAGGCGGCATGGCCGCGCAAAACAAATTGTTGACATACTTTGGCTTGCCAGGCGGAACAGAAGGTGCTGACTACGGCAAATACACCAGAGATTTTGGTATGTCTGACTTTACAACAGACCCAGGCTACGGTTTCCGATTGGCAGAAGGCCAAAAGGCGCTTGACCGCCAAGCCGCTGCACGTGGTGGGCTGATCAGCGGCGCCGCTTTAAAAGCCGCACAACGCTACGGTCAAGAAATGGGTTCGCAAGAATTTACTAATGCTTACAACCGCTATCAAACCAACCGCGCTAACCAGTTGCAACCCCTGCAAAGTTTGATGGGCGCCGGCCAAACAGCCGCCAACACCATGGGCAACGCCGCGGCAAATTACGGCACGAACGCAGGCAACTTGATTACTAGCGGTGGCGCAGCCCGTGCGTCTGGCTACGTCGGCGGCGCAAATGCGCTAACCAGCGGATTGGGTCAATACATGAACTACACTCAAGGTCAAAATTTGCTTAACCGATTAGCACCAGTTGGTGGCAACGCTCTTAGTGGCCCAAGCAATGCAGCACTTGAAGCACAGATGTACGGAGGTTAATGATGGCTATTGATCCAAATATTGCTTTAGGCGTTCGCAGCGTTGAATTTCAAAACCCTTTGGCTCAATACGGCCAACTTGCCACAATTCAGAACGCGCAAAATCAAAACGCTTTGGCGCAGTTTCAACTTGGCGCTGCTAAACGCCAAGAAGAATCGCAAAACGCTTTGTCTGATGCTTACAGAATGTCAGTTAATCCTGAAACTGGCCAAATAGATTCAAAAATGTTGCTTGGCAATGTGGCTAAATCTAATGCTGCGCACATGTTGCCAGAAATTCAAAGCAAATTGCTTGAATCTCAAGTCAAAGAAGCAACGCTTAAAAAGACTGGCCTTGAGACGTCTGAAAAAGAATTTAAACTTGCTCAAGACAAACTCAAGCATGGATGGATGTCCATGGGTGAGGCTTCAACACCGCAAGCCGCAATTGAAAAATTGCAAGATGGTGTTAAACAAGGTTATTTTGATTTTGCAACTGCATCAGCAGAAGCGCAAAAAATTCAAAATATGACGCCTGATCAGTACAAACAGTACCGTATTCAGAAAGTCATGGGCTTGTTAGACGCCAAAGATCAATTAGGCGCCATGTTGCCAAAAGTTGCTCGTCAAGAAGCTGGCGGCAAAGTTGTTTCTATTCAAGACAACCCCATGTTGCCTGGCTATGGTTTGCCAGTTGCAGGCATGGACATTACCAAAACTGGAACTGTTGCAGATCAATTGGCGCGTGAGAAATTTACTTGGGAGAAAGCCAATCCTGGCTTTGAACTCAAAGAAGCCGAAGACGGCTCAATTGTTGGTGTCAACAAGCGCACCCTGCAAGCCTTCCCTGTTACGGTGGGTGGTGCTGCACCAGCTGCTCCTGCGGCTACTCCCGCAGGCGCGGCGGGTATGCCAGGCGCTCGGGTTCCTGCAATTCCTGGCATGGCAAGCGTGCTAGATCAGCAAGCGCCAGCGGCAACAGCTACAGCCGCCAAGCCATTGATGGGCAAGGGCACTGGAATGACTGAAGCCCAAAGCAATGCAGCTATGTTTGGCGGTGCAATGGCACAAGCACAAAAAACAATTAGCGAACTTGAAAAAGGTGGCACGGTTAAAAATGCTGTTGTGCCAGGCTTACTTACGGGCCTTGCGCAAATGGTTCCATTTGGTGTTGGTCAAGGAATTAGCAATACTATTGAATCAACATTTAATGCAGACCCAACTGGATTGATTGGGCCAGATAAAGCACAACAAAAATTGGCACAAGCACAATTGGCATTTGCTACTGCTTATTTGCGTAAAACTTCAGGTGCATCTTTTGGAGCGTCTGAGGTTTCCAACACAATCAAGGAATTTTTCCCTCTGATTGGTGAAGGCAAAGAAGTTATTGCGCAAAAAGCCGCAGCCAGAGATCGTGCCATTGAAGGCATGAAAATGTCTACAAGCAAAGAAGGCAAAAAATACATTGAAAATTATGGTAGCGGTGGCAGCACTCCAACTGCTGCTGGCGGTGGTGGTGTAGACTTGTCAAACCCTTTGTTAAGAACACCATAAGAGGAAGCACATGGCCGATCTATCCTCGATTTTGAATGACCCAAACTACGTCAATGCTAATCCTGCGACTAAAGCGGCCATTTTTGACAAGTTTTCTGCGTTAGACAAAAACTTTACTAACGCTAATCCAGAAACGCAGCAAGCCATTCGCGTTAAATTTGGCCTTGTGCCTGCCGCTGCGCCTGAGTTGTCAATGCGCGAAAAAATCATGGGCGCAATTGAAACGCCATTTGCGCTAGGTGCAACTTTGGCTGGTGGTGCTATTGCGCCAATCGTTGCTGTTGGCGGCACATTGGCTAGTGGCAAATACGGCACTCAGGAAGGCATTCGCGCAGGCGAAGAGGCGGCCAAAGCTGTCATGTATCAACCACGCACACAAGTGGCTAGAGAAACTCTGGGTGCTATTGGCGAGTTTTTGCAACCAGTTACAAGTGCGTTGCCACCAACACTTGGCGCGACTGGCGCAACCATCAACGCATTGGCCCCTGCCGTTGCAACACAAGCCAATGCGCTTGCCCGTCCCGTTGTCGCGCCAATTAAAAGTGCTATGGCCAATGTCATGGCACGCGAACAACAGCCTGGTATGGTGGGCATGGGTGCTGCGTCTACGGCTGAAGACTTGTTGCGTCAAGAGCGCCTTAACCGTTTGAACATTCCTGCGACAGCTGGTGAACGCACTAAGAATTTAGCGCAACAGCAATTTGAAGCAGAAGTTGGTCGTGGTGTGGTAACTGGCATTTCTGAAGAAGCCAAAACAAAGTTGCAAGAACAAATGGCTGGTTTTAAAGCAAACCAGAAAAAAGCCATTGTGCAGAACTTTGAGCGCATGACCAACGAAGTTGGCGCTGAAGTGGCTGACCCAACTCAGATGCGTGCCGTTGGCAAGATTGTCGACAAAGCGCTTAATGATGAGTACACCAAAAAGTATGACGCATACAAATCGTTGTATGCGCAAGCAGACAATGCTGGCGAGACTTTGCAACAAGTGCCGTATCAAAGTCTGATTGACTTTATTGAATCCAAGACACCAACACAGCGCAAAACGCTTGATCCAATTTTGGATTCTGTGGCTGAGTCATTGCGAATGAATGACCCGCAAGGCACTGGCACAATTTCTGTGCGTGCGCTTGAGGACATTTACCAACAAATTGGCACGGTCAAAGACTCGGCAAGCGCCAAGCCAATGAAGAACATCATCACCCAAATGGGTGAGGGTGCTGGCGGTGAGTTGTACCAAAAGGCTCGGGCAGCACGTGCGCAGTTGGCCAAAGAGTTTGAAGACGTTCACCGTGTGGATAAGTTGCTTAATACAAAAGCTGGTTACGCTGACCGCCGTGTGGCTTTTGATGATGTATTCAAGCATGTCGTGCTTGACGGCTCATTAGAAGAAATGCGCACGGTCACCAAGTTGCTTAAAAAGGCAGGCCCAGAAGGCCAACAAGCCTACAAAGAGTTGCAAGGTCAGACAATTCAGCACATGAAAGACATGTTGACTAAGAGCGATCAGCCGTCTTTTAGAAACCTAAACACATTGATTAACGAACTTGATGCTGAAGACAAATTGGCATATATGTTTGGCAAAACAGGCCGTGATCAAATTATGGATTTGCGCGATGCCATCAAAGATGTGTTGGTCAAAGAGCCAGGCGCGGTGAACTATAGCAACACTTCTGGCGCTGTCTTGCGTGGCCTTGAGGCTTTGCAAGCGATAAGGTTTCCAGGCGCCAAACCAGCTGCTGAGTTTGCCCGCACACGCGAAGTAACTGGCAAAGTGCAAGAAGCGCTCAAGCAGCCAAACGCTATGGTGCCAGGCCAAACAAGTCAAAACGCATTAACAAATAAACCCGTAAAAATTGATTTAAAAGGAATGGCAAAGTGATGGACTACCAAGTTTTATTCAACATTGCTGTAGCCATTGCTGGCTTTTTTGGTGGCTGGACATTAAATCGCATTTATCAGGCTATTGATCGGCTTGATGGCGATGTGCGCAGTATGCCTTTGAACTACGTCACCCGTGATGACTATCGCGCTGATTTACGTGATGTCAAAGACATGCTTGGCAAAATCTTTGACCGATTAGATGGCAAAGTCGATAAATGAAAGATTGGGCTGAAGCGTTTATCGTTGCGGCTGTTGTTGTTGCCTTTATAGTTTGGGGCACATTTACAATACTTTGGATGTGGGGCTGATTATGTTTGAAGTTATCAGCGGTGGTTTGCTAGGCTCAATCTTTGGCGGTTTGTTTCGTCTCGCACCTGAAGTCCTTAAGTTCTTTGACAAGAAAAACGAGCGTGAGCATGAATTAGCAATGTTCAGCCGCCAGTGTGAATTAGAACAACTGCGCGGCCAACAACGCCTTGCAGAGATCGGCGCTAACCGCGAAGCGGCCATCGACGTCGGCGTCATGGACGCCTTCAACGCCGCGATCAACCAGCAAGCCGAGATGGTCAAAGCCGCAGGCGGCTGGGTGGCCGGTCTGTCAGCTTCTGTGCGCCCTGTGGTGACTTACTGGGTGCTGTTTGTCTGGTCGTTTATCCACGTCTGGTTTGCATACAACGCTTGGCTAAACGGCGCGCCAGCTGCTGAAGTGTTCAAGACCATGATGACGCCTGACTTTTCAGCGTTGCTGTCTGGCACGATCAATTACTGGTTCCTCGACAGAACTCTCAAGCAGCGCGGTTTATGAACCTTGAGTTGGCCGCCGCGCTATGCCGTCAGTTTGAAGGCTATAGGGCCAAACCCTATTTGTGCCCCGCGGGCGTGCCTACGATTGGCTACGGCTCAACGTACTACGCCGACAAGCGCAAGGTGACGTTAGAAGACGCGCCCATGTCAGAGCCAGACGCAAGAGCGCTGTTGATGTACGAATTGCAACACACCTACTTGCCTGGCACTTTGCGGCAGTGCCCAAGCCTTATCGCTGACGAACGTAAATGCAACGCCATTGTTGACTTCTGCTACAACTTAGGCATCGGGCGTTTGCAGACATCCACGCTCAAACGCAAAATCAACGCTGGCGATTGGGAAGGCGCAAGAGAGCAACTGATGCTGTGGACAAGGGGCGGCGGCAAGGTGTTGCCAGGCCTTGTACGCCGCCGTGAAGCCGAGAAGGCTTTACTCCTTGGATAAAGCGCGGTACGCCTCGATGGCGGTCTTCAGATCGCATTGCAAGTGCTGTATGCGGTCGTCCTGTTCACACAGTTTGGCGTAAGCCTCTTGCGCAAACTTGGCCAAATTAGCTTGGCTCCAGGTTTGAAAGTCAGGCATATTAGTCATTAGGTTCTTTCTTTGACGGGCCGTACTCGAAGACTTCGTAGTACCGCCTCGGTTTAGTTCGCATCATCTTGCGCAACCAATCCGCGCCGCCCAACTCCTTGAAGGCTTGCCACTCGGAGTCAGACATGCGGACGTAGCGCGACTTTAAAACTTCAGGCGGCTTTGGGCGTGGCACGATTTTGTTTGAGGTTGTTAGAGGTTGTACGTTTGTTCCAGCAAGCCTGGCAGTGCCACTTGCTTCCCATGTCAATGCCGCCCTCTGGCGGCTTGTCCTGCTGGCACTTGGCGCAGAACTTGAACTGATGCGACGGGTTAGCACGGCCAAGTTGTAATGAGTGCATCATTGAAAGCGTGGCCTTTCAGGTGGCGGGGGCGTCATGTTTTCGCTAGGCGGTGTCCAGCCATGCTCACGCCAACGAGCCTGCACGTCTGAGCCGCGCTGGTAGTTAAAGTCACGATCTTTAAGTCCTTTGGTAGGATAACTGATCTTTGAATGTGGCGGTAAAGGTAATGTCATGTTGTTCCTTAAAAGGGGATTTGATCCCATTCCCAATGTTCGCACTCAACCGTGCCTGTGATCCACTCTAACGGTGGCTTTGCTTCAAACTGCTTACAAATGCCAGTTGCAAAGTTGTTGCATTGTTGGCAATTAACCTTGATGGAGTTGACTTGCTTGACTTGGCTGTCCAGATGCCTCTTGATGGCGTTGAGTTCTATCAAATTCATAATTTTTTACCTCTGTGTATTTGCCGTTTTTGCGGGTTGCAATTCTGATTGGCTTATTAAGTAAATTAGCCCACTCAAGCGCTTCTTGCGTGTTGTACGGTATGGTTGTGTATTCTCTGCGTCTCCACCAACTTTCAGCTTTTTGTTGGGCATAACCTGAATGGTCAAAACAAACCCACTCACTGGCCACACGCAAAATGCCTTCGTAGTAGTCCACGCGCATAGAGTCTGGCTTGCCCTCTTTGCGGTGCAGCTTGTAGTCAACCCGTGACACGTCATGCCAAACCAGTTCAGCCATGGCCGTCTGGCTTGACAGCAGTGCTGCATAAGACACCTTGGCATCCATCGGCTTAGCTTCTTCTTCCCTGATCTGGCCACCACAATGCACACACACTAGCGCAGCTGGTGCGTTGCGTTCACCGCAGTCTGGGCAAATGCTGTAGGGCGCGTCCTGCTTGCCTGACTTTTTCTTAGCCCTGCCTTGGATCGTGTCCACCGGCCCCAAACGCTCAACGGTGTCAGTAAAGTCAAGCACCAGGCAGTCATCTTTGCCGTCCGCAATGCGTGTGCCCCTGCCCATGCCCTGCACATAAAGCACTGGCGACTTGGTCGGCCTGCACCAAATAATGCAGTCAACGTCTGGCACATCAAAGCCAACTGACAACGCCAGCACGGTAACCAAACAATGAATCTGATGGCTTTTAAACTGGCGAATCAAGTTTTCGCGTTCTTGCTTTGGTGTTTCACCGCACACAACGGCGCTCACAACGCCAAGCGCATTCAGCTTGTCAGACAGGCTTTCAGCGTTGGCGACACTCGGTGTAAAGGCGATCCATTTTTTGCGCTCTGAGGCGATTCTGGTGGCTTCTATTGCCACTTTGGCAAGGTATTTCTCAACTTCAATTGACAGTTCGCCAACTTTGTAGTCACCGTTAGAGATGCCGACATGGCTGGCATCAATGCGGGTTTCAATGCGCTCGGTCGGTGGAACCAGTGGCGCAATGAATTTGGCATCAAGCAACTCACGCATGGACACACGGCTTGCGATGCCGGTGAACAGTGGATCGTCGCCGTCGGTCAGCCAAACTTGATTGCCCCTGAAAGGCGTGGCCGTCATGCCAACAGTTCTGAACTCGCACATTTGGCCAAGGTTTGACAGAAAGTTGCGGTACATGCCTGCATCGCCCGCCTTCTGGCTCACTAGGTGAGCCTCGTCAATGATCACAGCCTTGATGTTGCCAAGCAAGTGCGCGGCTTTGTGGATGCTGCCAATGGTGGCCACAATCACGTCGGCGTTGTACTTTTTGGTGCCCAAACTTGCGCTGACATACCCCACGCTAATCGTGTGTGGCAACAGCGCCCTAAGTTTGGCCGCATTCTGCTCGGCCAGTTCCTTGGATGGAACCAGCACCACAGTGCGCGGGTGAAACTCAGGCCACTGATCCCACATCTGGCGAACAATCTCAGCGCAGATCACCGACTTGCCTGCGGCAGTGGGTAACACCAACAAAGGAATGTCGTCATTCCCTTGGTGCTTTGTCCACCAGTCAAACAAGTCGCTGACAGCGCGTGATTGGTACTCACGCAGCTTCACGTTCGCGCTCCTTGAGCATTTTGTCGGCCATGACGTAAGCATTTTCTACAGCCGTTTTGCGGTCACAGCTTGCAAGCAAGCCAGTTAACGCAGCTGCGGCAAAGAAATCACGCAAGGTGATCTGATCAATTGGTGGGGTGTTCATACAAACCTCGCGTTGTGTTGTTTGCGCAGTTCAAGCGCCTGTTGGTCAACCAACATGATCTTGTCCTTGCAGGCATGGATTTCTTGGCTGCTGATGTAGTCAGGGTTGACCGCTGGATCACCATTGACAAACTGCTTACCGTCTGCCATTTGGTAGATCAAGCCATTGTCTTCAGTCAAGTCAACGGGATTAGCTGTCTTGGCCAACAGTATTGGAATGTACTGGTGTTTGCTACAGCCTTTGCGTTGCTCTTCTACTTTCAGATCAGTGCCATGGGATGCGCACGACCAGCGGCCCTGACCATCCAACTCTGGCGTGACATGCACGCATGAGCGGCAAGTTGTTGCCGGTACGTCAGTGCCGTGGCAGATGGCGTGGTAGTCGCAGAACTTGCACTCAAACCATGTTGGGTCGCTAGAGATGCCAACAAGTGGCTCAACACTGGTGATCACGGCCATCGCCTTGTTGATCAACTCTTGCGTCCATTCCTTGTCGTACTCCAAACGCTCGGTGTAGATGTCGTCATTGTCTTTGTTCACCACAAAGTACAGCGCACGGTGGCAGCCGTCCTCGCCAAACTCGTCAATGCTCCACTTCATGTATATTTGCATCTGCGCGTAGTGTTCGGGCTTGGCCTTCTTTACGCCATTTTTTTGCATTTCTTTGAACATTTTGTCAGATGCGGTCTTAATTTCCAAAATATGAGGCGACTTTGGGGCTTGTGGCAAGCCTGTAATGATGCCGTCAGCATTGCCTTGGAAATGATGGCCAGTAGATGGTTCGGTGAACGACCATTGCTTGCCAGTCGCAGGGTTGATCTGGTAGACCGTGCAGCCAATGCTAGACAGATCACCATAAACCCTTGGCTCTTGTAAGTGGCCAGACTGAAACACTCGATATAAGCGGCCAGAGAACTCGGCAGGCTTAGACCATCTGAATGAGTACCAGTGCTGGCGCAGGCAGGGCTTACCAATGGCAGAGGCGCCAAGGTAAGGTCGCTGGGCTTCCGAGCCAAACTTTGCCTTGTAATGGGCAAAGATGGCATCGGCCACAGGGTCAGTAACTGATTGTGGAAGCAAGGCCATTACTTGCGTGCCCAGGCGGGTGCTTTGGACTTGACAGCATCATCAGAAGCGTCAGCGGCAAGCGCTTGTGCAGCAGCTGGTGCGCTGATACCACCGCCAGCGGCCTCATAGCCCTTGATGTTGTTGCTTGCCTTGTAGATGCCTTGTGCCTCACGCACGGTCACGTTGATGCGGACTGGCTTGAAGTGCAGGGCGGCAGTGTCCATCAACTTGATGACGTTCACAGCATGGCAAAGCGCAGACAACTGGCTTTGGGCAATGCGCTGAGTGTCTTCGTTGGCGTGACGAATGTTCAAGTTCTCCCACACACGGCGCCCTTTGAACTGGCCTTCAATGATCTCAAAGGTCAGTTTCAAGCCTTCGCCATTGCCAGACTTCAAGGGCTGCACATCAGACTCGGTGATGTGTGCCAAATAAGTGCCGGCAGGCAGTGGGCCTGTAGACTGTTGGGGGGCGACTTGGGATGCGTCAAAATTAAACTGAGCCATGATAAATTTCCTAAAAAGTTAAGTTACGAACTGGTGTGATCAAGACTGCGCTTGTGTAAGCGCTGCTTGGAATGCCGTCCAGTCAAGCGGCATATTCTGAAGGCCAAAGCGGTTACCACCGCAGTGAGCCGGATGTGGTTCAACGTGCAAGATGCGTTCGCCTGTCGTGGTGGCCTTGGTTTCTTTCTTAGAGAACCCTGCGTCTGTCTTGCTAGTAAAGATGCGGTAGCCTGCGTAGCCAATCACGTCAGCCCATTCCTGCACCAAGCCAGCGGCCTTGTCGTGCAGCTTTAGCACATGGCTGTCATAGCCCTCGGTCAGCGGGTCTTCAACGCGCTTGATCTTGTCGTGCGCAATCAGGATGATGCCCATGCCTTTAGCAGAGCGAAGCACCTCAAGGCCAGACAACAGGTTACGCCACTCTTCGGCTGCGGCAACGTAGCCCTTACCAAAGCCTGGCTGCTCAATGTTCTTCCAATTGTTCTGCTTGCACACATACTCTTGGATCATTGGTTCAAGCCAGTCAAGCGAGTCAATAAACAGCGTCTGGAACGGGTGATCCTGATTGATCAGCGTGTCAATGGCTGAGTACACATCAGCCAAACTGGATGCCAACGGGAAGGCGTTAGCGTCTACAGCGTCAGCGCCGTCTTCGGTCAGAATGCCAATGGCGTTAGGCGCCATGGCCGCAAAGGTTGTCTTGCCAATCTTGCCCTGACCCACAATCACAATCTTGGGTGAGCGTACACGTTTGGTCTTGGAAATGGATGATAAATCGAATGCCATGTTAGTCTTTCAGTTCAATGGATGGTTTTGCGGGTTTGCTAGTGATGAACGCGGCAGCCTTGTTGTAGGCGGCAGGGTCAATGTCTGCGAGAGATCGGAGAAATGCCAAGTTGACTTCAGCCTTCCAGCGAAAAGCCTTTTGTGCATTGGTTGGCAAGTCTTCGTAGTCAACGGCCAACTGGTCGGTGTTGACCGTGCGGTTCAGCTTCCAAGTGATGGTGAATTCATCTTCACTGTGTGAGCCTTCGTTGCTTTCGGGCTTGGCAAATTGGGCTTCAATCAAGCCCTCAATGCGCAGGCGTTCGGCCTTGGCGTCTACCTCGGCCTGCTTGGCCTTGCGCAGCTGTGCTGCCAGTTCAGAGATCGTCATTTTTCATGTCCTCAAGTGCGGTGGTTGTGATGTGGTCGACAAGGGACTGCAACAGCAAGTGGCCAATGTCAATGTCAGTGCCCTTAACGTAGGCATTGACCAATTCCATATCTTCGGGGTAGTCAGGCTCATTAGGTAAGCCACGGCTGTCGCGTGAGCCAAGTTCTTCTGGCGTGTATTCAAGGTAGCAAACCAAGTCAACGCCTTCGACCTCGCACTCAAACTCAACCAAACCTTTAGGGCAGGCGGGTGTTGTGTTCATGCTTGTCCCCTTGCTCGGATGGCTTCAGCCCAATTAGGAGCATCCACTACATCTTCTAGCCACTTTGCACAAGCCTCACGCTCTTTCGCTTGTGCGGCAGAAGCGACAAGGGAGGCAAAGCGTTCAATTTCTTCACGACCAACATACATATAGGTTTGCCAAATTTCTGGGTATTCCTCAGAATCAAAAGCAAGTCCAGCCTCTAGTGCCATCCGAATAATGTCTTCTCTGTTCATGCGTCCCCCTTAATGCCGTGTGCGGCTTCAATGGCTCGGGCAAATGTGATGTAGCGGTTTGATGCGTCCTCATCCAAAGACCATCCAGTTTGCCAATCAAGGTCAGCCGCTTTTACTTCGTCCCATATCTCCTCATCCGTCAGCGGCTTGCGCTGTGGTGGGGTGGTGTAGAGCAAACGGGTTTGGTACTTAGGCCATTTCTCGGGTTCAGATTGCACCCAGTTGTGATGCTCAATCGAACACCGACCCCACGATGTCTCTGTGTCAAATTTGCACTCTGCCGCCACAGGCTCTTGCTCTGGCTCTTTGTAGATGCTCATGGGGTCAATGCGCTTGCCACCCTGCGTGACGCTCATGCCATAGTTAATCTGGTCGGACATCAATTGCTCCTGCTCTGGCTGTGCCAAGGCTTCTTCAATAGCGGCAATTGTTTTTGGTGCTCTGTACGACGTAGGCGAGGCAAGCAACGCCTCTCGCGCTTGTTTTAATGCTTCGTCTTTTGTCATACAAACGCCAATCCATAAACTTTTAAAAGAACGTAAATCGAAAGCGACCATACAGCCACTGACAACGCCTCCAGCGCCAACTTCAAT